TTCCTGGATCTTGTCCTAAACGAAAATAAACATAAACTACTTTGCCGGTTTTTCCGATTTGTTTTTTAACTAAGGTAATTCCCTTTTTTGCTGCCCATTGCTGAATCTCTTTGGTAACTCTAATTGCATCTGCTGGATCGCGTAAAACAAATTCTACACCACCTCTATAATCAGTTATGTTGTTAACTAATTTTGCTTCATCTATTTCAGATTCGTTTGCTGTAATACGTATATTTCCTCCGGCTTCTTTTGCAGCTTTTTGTGCAGCTTTTAACGCCGTTGGGTCTTTAGCAACAGATGCTGCTATTTCTATATCATTTGGATTTTGTTTAACTGATTGTTCAGTTAACCCAAAAAACTGTTTATATAATTTTCTAAACGTATTCATTACTTACCTATATTATAATAATTTTTTTTGTAAGATCCAAATTATCCGACATTAAAATAACGATTCAAATGTTGACCAATATTTTCATAACACAATGCCATTCGTTCTTGTGCTTCTTTTAATTCGCGAGCGGCTTGTTCAAAATCGCGATAATCTTCATGCATTCTTTTGTTGCCTTTTTTATGAGCAACATTCGTCATCCAATCATCACTTTCGGTCATGATTTTATCAGCACTTTCTACAATATTTTTAACTCGTTCAACAATTTCTTCAAGATCGCCTTTTCCGTATACAGATTCGCCTAATGCTGAAAAATTTGCTACTTCTTGCATGAATGCTCTTTTTTCTTCTTTAGACATTGGCTTCGGTTGGTCTTCTAGAATTGTTTCTAAAATAAATTTTAAGTTTGGTGTTCTCATTATATGATCCTACATTTTCCATCTTCGCATAAAATCGAAGTTATAAGGCTGTTTACTTTATTATATTTGTTTGCGGTATTCATTTTATCAACTGATTCATTCATGCTCGTAGGACGCATAAAAGCTCCATGGGTAGAAGGATTTGACACAAAGTCCCAACATATCAATTCAAAATCTTCTTGAACCTCTACTGTGCCTTCGCTACGTAATTCTTTAACAGATCCTAAACCACGAGATGAAATACCTAATGTGATGCCAGCTTTAAATAATTCTTTAAGAATTTTACCTGATGGGGTTTCTAAAATTTGAACTGCTCCTAACAAATCATCACCATTCCACCAAATTTTTAAAATGTTATGCGATACGTTGTTTAAGTTAACAATTGACGATTCTGGGTGATCTAATTCACCTAAAGCTCTATGTTGATCGATATATTCTTGTTGATAACGACGGCATTCTCTTTCTAAAATTTGTTTTGGATAAACGCGGCCGTTTTGATTTTTAGCTCCAGCTCTTTGTAAAACCCCTTGCACTACAAAACCACCCGGTATTCCATATGCAGCACCACTATTCTCATTCAATGAGTTAACAGGCTTAAATGGCATATATTCTACGATTAGTTGTTTTGACATATTACTCCCCTAATGATCTTACTCGCTCTGATATTTTTGTTAATCGTTCTGCTATTTTTACTAATGCTTTATCTGCCGATGAACCTATATTTGTTCTAGACAAACCAGATTCTGTTTTCAATCTAGAAGTATGATTAACTAACGTTTCAATTTCTTGAAGTTTTTTAGCTACTTCTTTGATTGTATTTTTAACTTTTTGTTCTGGAGTAGTTTTAGAATCTCCAGTTACAAATGTTCTATATGATTCAATAAGTTGTTCGTACTTGCGATCCATTGCTTCTTGAACTTGCAAATAATTTTTTGTTTTTTTAACAGGCATTGCTGTATCTGGTAGATTTCCTATGCGTGTTGTTTTATCTTTTATATTATTCGTTCCCATGCCATCTTTATAAAAACGAGTAGGATATTCATTATTATCATTTTGCCACCAATATTTGTCATCGACTGCAAAAGGAAATTTATCATTAAAAATTTCTTCGTCAGATTCAGGTTTTTGATATCCCGTTTCTTTCCATTTAAATGATGGAGGTGTATTGATAGATTCCTTAACACGTTTCATTCCTAATACTTCAACTGTATCATCTTCGGCACCTGTTTTACTAAATGCTTTTGGTGTATTATATGAACCAGCTGCGGCTGAAGTACTAATCTCAGCAATTTCCTCTTCATTGCATATACATTGGTCTGCCGGACGATCACACGCATCGCAATAATTATTTTCAAGTTCTATAAACTTGCTTTCAATCTCTTTTAAGAATGACTTCATTAATGCATCTCCTTTAACTCACGAACTAAATCAAAATAACGTAACAAAGAAAGTATATGAGATTCTTTGATTGTTTTCATATTTTCAACAGTACATAACATTTCAGAAAGTTTTTGTACTTTGATCTGTGTTGCTTTATCGGTAATTTGTTTTGCTTGTGAAGCTAAATCTTTTTTAATACGTGGAATAACAGTTTGTACATATTCTTTTAAAGCAGCAGTATCATTAACATTGGTAATATACTTGTTTAAAAGTTGTTTTTGTGATTCATCTAAATTTTTTGAATATTTTTCATTAAATTTATCAATCATTAATTTATATGTTAATAAACGAATGTCCTTTGGCTGTGATTCAAAATTTTCAAGTACTGGATCTTTTTCAATTTGTTTCTTTTCAGTAATGATTCCATTTTGAAGAATAACATTTTTACATTCTAAAAGTTGTTTTGGATTAGATGTTTCTTCATATTCAAAAATCATGTATATTGAAGCTAAAGGTTTATAATTTGAAATATGAATTTTAGACATATTCGAAAATACGAATTTTTCTGAAATTTCTTTAACTAAATTATAGCGTTGACGTTTCAAAACACTTTGATTTAATTTATCATGTGCTGATTTTACTGTGCGGATATAATCTAATCCTTGTGCTTCACTTTTGAATTGTTCTTTTAATAATGCGTTATAGAGTTGTAATTCTTTTGATAATTCTGTATTTTTTCCGAAATATTTTTTAATTATATCAACTGTTACAGTTTTATTTGAAGACAACGTTTCTGAAGTTAATTTACGCACTAACATTTCAAAAAGAATACCGGTATTCTTATATTTTGAATGTTTTAATTTTTTCATAAGGTTTCGACCGTTTTTTATTTAATATAAATATAATGTTTCTTACAAAATGTTGTTTTCGTCCAATATAGTACCCGTATCTTGATCCTGACGACTTAATTTATTTGATTTCAAAGATTCTAATAACATTGCAGGCTGTTTATTTTTTAGATATTTTAGTATATTGTGGTTTTCTGTAGCAACTGGTCTAACAGCTCTATCCCATCTAGCATCTGGTGTAAATGTAGTTGATTGATTATCAGCATTGAATGCTTGTTTCAATTCTTTTTTACCTGTCGGATCCCAGCCCATTGCATTTTTATGTTGTTCTGGTTTGATTCCCTCAGGTGGGCGGCCGCCTTTATCTTTTTGTTCAACTTCGGTGCTTGACATATGAACCGTTGCTAAATCGTGTGGCGTACCAAATGATACTCCGGTTACTGCTGGATCATTTCCTTCTTGTTCAATTTGATTTTGACGGAAACGAAGTTTAAGATCTTCAACAACATCATTGCGTTCTTGAAGCCATTGGTCTTCAGACATATTAAAGATGTATTCATATATGTATCGATCTGATAATAATTTTGAATCTTTCATTGCATTAGCCAATGTCATTTTTTCATTCATTAATGCAACTTTTTGTTGATCATAAATAATTGACGGCGATGTTAATTCTAATTGAAAGCCAACTAAATCTGCGCCTTCAAATCCTTGAGCATATAAATGCACGATTGCAATCTTAGTTAATTCAGAACAAACAATTTTTTGAATGCGTTCGATTGTTCTTGCAAAACGAATATCCATTGATGCTAATGTAGTTTTACCTTCTACTCCTTCATCATATCCTAAAAATGGTTTAGGTATCTTAAGGGCAGCCATCATTTTGTTTCTGATATATTCAATATCATCCATTCCGGTGAATGTCATACCAGGCAATGTATCAATTGATGTAGTTGATTGCCCTCCGCGAACTGGTAAATAATAATCTTCTAACATGTTATTCAAGTTGAATTTAAGATTATAATTTCCTGTTGCTTGATCAATATGTGGAATTTTTTTCATTTTATTGATAATTGTTTCCATGAATGAATCAACTTCATTTGGCGGAATATTACCAATATCAATTTTAAAAATACGTTTTTCCGGTGCTCGCATAATACGATGTATAAGCATTGCATCTTCCATCATCATTAATTTTTGGAATTCTTTACGAGCTCCTTCTAACATTGATCTACCATACGGTAAAAAGTTAGAATCTGATAACATTCGGAAATGTGCCATTTCAAACACATCAAAATGTACATTTGGAGATCCTACATGTTTAAATGTAATTTTATATTCTCCAGTTGCTTCATCATATTCTTCAAATCGTTCTACTTCATAACTTGACATCGGTCGTGCGTTCATTACGCCAATTTCTTCCGCAATATCTAATTTCAAAAAGAAATCGCCATATTTTGCCATATTGCGAATCCAAGTCCATAAATTAAATTCAATATTTAAAATATCATAAAATAAATTATAAAGTATTTTTTGAATTTGCGTATTATCACATTTGATTGTTAGTATATCTCCAAATTGATCCGCTAATGTAGATTCATCTGAATATATGTCTAATGCTGAACTAATAATAGGATCGCGATCCATCATTTCATAATCAGCATAAAGTTGCATACGATTCTGATGCATGTAGTAGTTAGAATCATATCCTCCCATACCACCTACCATATGCTTGTTCGAGCCATGCATTCTAGTATAACGGTCTGCTACTTTAGTTTGATTTAAATTACCAACCCCTTGCAAACGGTTAGTATCTACTACACGAAGTTTATCTTTGCCATAGGCACGAACAACAACGTTAGTATTAAATAGGTTTTGTAAACGTTTTCTTAAAGACGCCATAATATATTAATTTTATTATAAATATAACTAGTTACAGAAGCCAGGTTAAATTTTCGTTGTAATGGCCATTATTCCAATTCCAACCGTCTGCGCCATTGCTTGGTTTTCCTGTATAAATAACAGGTTCTGTAGTTTTTTGAAATTGAGACAATGTTCTTTTATTTAATTCAATTCCTTGTTGTCTTAATTTTAAAGAGGTGTCTCTTAACCATAACCCGATACAAAATGACATTACTAAGTCATCATTATATCCTTGTTGAGATTGTGCTTTACCATTTAACCAAATAAATACAAACAATTCTTGTATTAATCGTTTGCTTCGAATAATTGGTGTTCGTTCTCGCATATACATTTCTAATGCTGATATCATTAATGGACGTGTACGAGTTGTAGTTGATACTCCAGGAACCATTTGGCTCTTATCTTTCATATCATATCCTTTTTTCAATTGTACATCTGCATCAACATAACCATCATCTTTATATGTATAAAATAAATTTTCATAGCCGCGGTCTAAAGCTGGTTGAATTGCAGCCCATCCAATATTTGCATTTTCAATTGCTAGCAGTGCATTATTCCATTCTGTTGCAACTGTTACGAGCATATTACCGAAATCTTTAGGCGGTATTTTGCCTTTATATTCTGCAACTTGTCGTACATCTTGTACATCAATTACATGAAATGCAGACCAGTCAGCACTGTCTCCGCGGGCGACGTCAGCTACTACTATGTAATCTCGATCATAGTTTGGATATTCCCAAACCCAATAACCGTTATCAAATCCGCGCTTTTCAATTGGTTCTTGACAAAGTGTTTCATATTCTAATAATATAGAACCATCAATTACGGTATGTCCTGATGATACAAAGTCGCAATCACATTCTTGAGCAGCACCACGTTCACCCAATAACTGAGTTTGTTGGTCACGCCATTCTTGATCTCGTTCAGGGTGTACTGTCCAATGCAATTTAATTGTATGGAAGCCATTAATGTTTGATTCAGCATCTGCCCATGTTTGATGAAACCAGTTACCAACACCATTTGGAGTAGATAATACAATTGCACCACCACCTGTTGATAGTGTTGCTTGAGATGCAATCCATATTTCTTCGATGTTGCGGATGAACGCTGCCTCATCAATAATAAGCAATGATAACGCTTCAGAACGTGCACCGGTGGTTGCAGATGATACTGCTTTGATTTGTGAACCGTTTTTAAATTTCAATGAAAGTTTATTGTCTGCTTCAATATTACCTTTTAACCAACTAGGTAAATTATCATGCATGACACGTACTTTTGTTACAAGGTTTTTTGCTACTTCTTGAGTTGTTGCAATAACCAGTACGTTAAAATCTTCTTTGAATAACATGCTCCATAATGCGAAGCCGGCTGACAATGTTGATATGCCTAACTGACGAGACTTTAAAATAACACTGTATCTATTATCTCGTAATTCAGTTAATGAATCTTCCTGAAATGGGAATAGATTAAATTTAATCTTTCCTTTTTTTGGATGTTGTATATAACAATATTGACGCATAAAGAAAACAGGATCTTTCGCACACATTGTGTACTGTTGTTGAATGATCTGTTTTATATTTGTTTGCGTCATATTATTTTATTAGTTGATTGACTAAAATACCGGTGCCTAATGCTGATAAAAATCCAAATCCAAACCATAATCCTTTTTTATCAGACCATTTCGGTTGCAATAAATCAATTTGTTGTTTATACAAATCAATATTAGATTTCAATAATTTGATTTCAGTGTCTTGTTCTACAATATGTATTGAATCTAACGTTGCAATCGAATCTTGTTGTTTTACTAATCCTCGATACTTAACAATTAATTGATTATTAATATCGTCTGCTGTCCAAAGTGAATCTAGTACGAATGAAATATCTGCTAACTCAGATTGAGTAAAACATGTATCTGGTTTTGTTTTTCCTTTTTGTGAAAATACAATTACCGGGAACATTAAACTGATGATTAATTTTTTCATTTTTTTCTACGTGTTTTTTTCAAAATGTTTTCTTTTGCATCTTCGATGGCTACTTCTACAACTTCAATTGTTTCTTTAGCTTCTTCAATTTTAGAAATTTCATTTTTAATTTTAATAGCTTCTTTTTTAGCAGCTTTTGTTTTTTCTTTGATTACTTCAATCTTTTTTTCTGTTTCGATAATCTTTTCTGTATTATCTTCAATCTTTTCATCAATCTTTTCTATTTTTTTTGATTTTGTTTTTGAACTAAATAGAAAAAATGCAATAATTGCACCAATACCAGCAACAATAGCTACCCAATATTTTTTAATCATTTTCATTTGTTATTTCCTTGTTTTTATTATTTAAATTGTTTAGAAAGTTTTCTTTGAATTTATCAAATTGTTTTTGTATCGTTTCTTCAAATTCTTCTGGAGTCATTTTTTGTGTCCACGTTTCAACATCTCCATTTCCGCTACTAACAAATTGCGATGCTTGCGTATATGCTTGTTTTAACATTGCAACATCTCGTTCTGCAGAAGCTAACCAAGCTAATGCATTTTCTCGAATTTTTTGTTGTTCATATTCTTCATACGTACCTGCAATTTTCATTTCATGTTCCATTTCAATTGTACAATCAAAACACATTCCGTGAATTTTACGCATCTTTTGATCTAATAGATGCGAACCAGGGCATGTACATACATCTTTTCTACAATTAGGAAAAGCTCTAAGCTCTTGTCTAATTTCCTGAAAAATTTCTGAATTTTTTGGTTTACGAACTCGGAATCCGTCACGTTGTTCGACGATGTATGTAATACCAGTTGCATCAACTTCTTCCCATACATCGCCTACTAAATGACGTTCATTTTCTTTAGCTGTTTTTTCAACATCGCTAAAACCTACAGTTTTTTTAGTTTGAAACTTGTGGGTACCATCTAACATTTGCGAGATGGCTTTGACATTTTGTAACTTTTTAGACATATAACTTTTTATTTATTTGCTAGTTTTTTTATTGTAAATGTTTTCAACATTCTGTAAAAATTTTGAACATCTTCTGGTTCTGCTTCTTTAAATGTTGCATTTAAAACTTTTGCAATGGATTTCAATCTAGAAATGTTTCCGCCTTCTTCTTTCAAATGATTTGAAAATCTTTCGATTGCTAAAGCTTCTTTTGCAGGAGCATCCATTTCTGCACTAGCATCAGGTGCAGGTGTTTCAGCAGGTGCTTCTTCTGGTGCTGGTGCAGCAGGAGTGGCTGGCGCTTCTGGAGCTGGTGTTTCTGCAGGTACTTCAGCAGCTGGCTCAGTTGCAGGTGCTTCTGCTTCCGGGGCATCCATTGGCAATTCTTCAATTGCTGGTTCTTCTCCCGGTGCTGCTTCAGTTAATCGATTAATTAATTTTCGACGTACATATTCTCGAACTAAACGTTCTTTTTGTTCTCTAGTTAAATTTTCAATTTTATCTTTTAAAACATCTGCAACATCTTTTTCTTCTTTATCTTGACGTTTCTTAAGACGTTTTAAAGCAGTTTTAGGATCATAGTCACCATCTTCTAGATCTTTATATAAACGATCATCATCTTTATATGTTGGATACATTTTTCCGTCATCTTGCATTTCTTTATCTGTTTTACGTAAAAGATTAGGAATCTTTTCGCCCGCAGATTTAGGATTCAAATTTCCTTCTTTATCATCCAATGTATAATCTTTAAGATCTTTGCGATAAGTAGGTTTTTTATTTTCTGGTTTTTTGTATTTGCTTTTGTGTTTTTCAGCCATGATTTTCATCCATTTTATATAAATATATCATCGTGCGTATTTCAGCACTCCTAGTAGTTGGTTTACTGGCGCAAATGCACCTGTTAATTTATAGGTATGGCCGCCATATACGAATACTATTCCTTCAGAAGGAATAATTGCGTCGAATCCTCCTAACCGTTGTATACGGCGTAATTCGTGTTCTAATTTAGAAACAACTGCTGGGTCTGGATTATTTTGTAATTCTTTTATTAATTGAGCCAATTCCGTTTTTAATTCTTGAACTGATTTGCTTGGATTTGCTGCTAAGAAATTTTCTGCATTTTTTAAAACCACCGCACCTAATCTTAAAAAGATTGTTTCAAATGGCTCCATGTTTTGTTTTTGATATTTTTTAAAATCTTTTTTATCAAATTCAGTTACCCATGTTAAAAATTCTGGATTTTCGATATCTTTTTTGAGCAATGAAATATTAGTTGATTTATCATTAAATGCCCAACGATAAATTAATGCGTTTAAAACATTATCTGTAATTTCATATCCTAATTCTTGTGCTTTCGTACGAATAACATCTGCCCACCATGCTTTGTGATATTCAGTAACGCGATCTGTTTCTTTTAAATTGTAACGATTTTTTAACTGATCAATTTCGTTGAAAAATGCTGATTGTTGATCTTCAAAATCATATACTCGTCCTAACTTGATTCGTTGAGGTGGAATAAATGAAAATGTTTTTTGAAGATGTGCATTTGCATCTTGTATAATACGTTGCAACGTTGCGCCGCCTGTCATATCAGTTTCTACAACATTTGCTTTGTCGTCATATTCAACTAGATTATGAAATTGTAATACTGCCACATCATATGAAATTACATTTTTTGTTGCAGGATAAATAATTTCCATGTTAGCAAATACGCGGCCGTTTTTGAATATTTTATTTAATTCATCTGGATTAATTTGTTTAAATGCTTCTGCTAAATCTTCTGCTGCCCCTCCAAATGCATCTGATATAGGTCCTCGACCTCCAAATTTATCTTGAAGTTCTTGTACAGACATTGGATTAATTACAGTCCCTTTATTACGTGCAAATCCAATTTGTCCATCTTTCCATGTTACTTGAATATTTTGGCCATCTGTTTTTTCAGTAACTGCAGACTCTATGTCTAATCGTCCTTCTAATGCTCTAGAAACTAATTCTTTCATTTCATTGAAAGTTAAGCCATGATCATCATATGGATGTGCCATATGTCCTGCAGCACCGCCTTCTGTTAATATTTGATTTTCGATTAATTCGGCACCCATTACTGTTTTTGGAAATTTATCAAAATCATAAACAAAACTTTCATCATCTTGTCGATCTAGAAAATTACTTAATTTGTTAATTTTCTTTTTATGACGTTTTGTTTCTGCTTTATTCATTGTTGCAGCAAATACTTCATCAACATCTTCTTGTAATGCAGAAGCCCACCAATCTTTAGAAAATATTGCAGACTCTTGAATACCTTTTAAGGTTTGCCATGCATTTTTTATTTTAGCATCATCAAATTGTGGATATGATGCACGGAATGTTTCATAATCATCATTCATTAATGATTGACGTACAACGGTAGCTGAAATAGGAGTGCCGTTTGCGTATGATTCTGGATCTACATCGATACTTAATTCAGTTGCATCAATACCCATTGGCATTTTGCGTCCTTTTTTATCGCCAATTGTAACATACTTATCTACATTGGGAACAAAATCTTTTGCACGAACGTAATCATCTCCTTTGGTAGATGCTGCCATGGCATAACGACCCGTTGCATCTTCTGGCAATGCAAATAGATATTCATATGCAGCCATGATTGGAGAATTGAATTCAGTTGGGTGTATTTCTATGTTAGGATTATCATTTAAAATGTTAAACATTTCCATAGTTTTTTCTCGGGTAATTCCTTCTCGTTCTTTTGAACCAATTAAAAGAATTACGCGGTCAACTTCAGGATGCTGTGCATATCGTTGTGCTAATGCTAAATGAGCTCCCGTTAAAGGTTTGAATCCGCCAGGAAATAAAACTGTTATTTTATTCATTATGTTTCCGTTTTATATAAATATATTATCTTGCTATTTCGGTAGTTATTACTGTCATACTATTGAAATTATCTACCTAACATGGAATTATATGTTTGGACTATATGTTTAAGTCCTTTTCCGGTTCCGATTGCATCTAAATAAACACCATTATCGATTGCTACGAATTGATAAAGTTTTGTTGATGAATTATTCATCGATCCAGATATTTTACCACCTATTACTAATTTAGTGTTATTAAATCCTTCACCAGTAGCCCATTGAGTGCTATTTAAAACACTTCCTGTAATTATTGGACTATACGTATAATCTTGTCCTTGAACTCTACGTATACCATACCAACCATCAGTTGGATTATCATTTCTATAATTACCGTTAACGATGGCGCCGCCCGGGCCGCCGTGTCGAGTAATAAAATTCATACTGAAATATGGAATACCGATACTAGCTGTTACTTTACTAAATACTTCGATTTTATAATAATTTTCATAGTTAGTATCATAAAGACCAATATCTAACGATGCAGTGTTTGTAACTGCAGTGTCAGTAGCAGAATAAAATAATAATCCAGGCGCTAATGTAGTATTTATATATGATGAAGTTGCAAAAGAACCGGTACCAGTTGCTTTTGATCCCGAATCATTAAATGTCCATCCGGATGAGAAATCTAAATAATTATTAGGATTACGCATTGACCATTTTTGTTGATCTTTAGTAGTTCCAGCTAATGGATAATAATCAAGTAAATTTTCAATCGCATATTCATTTCGCAATTCTTTTTGTAAATATTGCAATGCATTTAAAGTAGTTGAATCAGTTATACCTGAATTAGAAACATAAGCATTATATAACTGGTCAGTTACAACGGCATCAATTTGTGTTGAAGCTGAGCCATATCCATTAGATGCTGTAATTTGTAAGGATATTGGTTGAAATAAATAACTAGCAGTTACGTTGATTCCCAAGCTTGGTTGAGAAAAGAGCCAGGTATCTGGCTCTCCGGGTTTACCTGGTTGAAAAATTGGAGAGTATTGAGTTTGTACTAATGTTCCACTTACAAACCATTTATAAACATATGATCCGGTTGCTCCGGATAATGTCCAAGATCCCGAAGTTGCAGAAATTGAAATTTCAGATTCAGAATCATTTTGAGATCCAGTTGTAAGCCATATTGGGGCAAATAACAAAGTAGGTGCACTACCTGTTGCTGATGGCCATCCCGACAGGATCGATGTAGCTACCCCGGAAATATAACTTATTGATGTAGCATCGGTAGTATTGATTCTAACAATTGAAGAAACATTTACGCCTGATAACTTTGCCATAATTTTATTTATTTATAAATATCATTGATTTATATAGTATGGGCACACACATCGTGCATCATTATGATATACATTTTTTGGTATAGGCACTGTTATTTGTACATGATCATGTTTTAATGATTCACCCAACCGATATTTATCTGCACCATCTGCTCTAAAATATGTAAATACTCCATTTGATTTTAGTGCTTTATCTACAATTGCATGTTTAAATTTTTTAGAATTAACACAATCTGCATCATAAAATATTCCATCATATTGCTGTTGACATATTACGTCTTGCAATTCAAACCAATCACCTTGTATGATTGTTACATTAGGTTTATCTTTAGCCCATTCATGTAATCGTGTTAAAATATCCGGATGTATTTCTACGATAGTATGCGATTCACAGCCAAACTCTTGTATGAATTGTGCAGATATACCCATACCGAATCCAATTTCTAATATGTGACCTGAATTTTGTGTAACTCGTTGAGCATGCAATTTCATGAGTTCAGTTTCCCATGACATCATTACATATCTGTCAGGTTTATTTTTTAAAACAATGCAATCATTTTGAAAAATTAATTCTTGTCCTCGAGTCATATTATATTTCTATCCAAGTATTATCTGGTTTAAATCGTACAGTTACCCAATCTGGACCGCGGTCACCTAATTCTCCATATAAATTATGACCAATTAATCTAACAATATCTCCGGAACCAGTTGGTGCAACTTCGGTAACATACCCGGCATTTGTACTAACATATAATGGTGCGCCGATTATTGCTGGTGTTGCTACTTGAGTATGATATGTTTGCGTGCTATAATGTCCTTCTAATAGAACGGATATTGAATCATTAGCTTCCGCTTCAGTCAAACAAATTCCTAGTAGTGGCGTAGATTTAGCAGCTAAATCAGCATCAGCTTTATACCATTGTCCGGATGAACTTAAAAACAATAATTGTTGAGGAAATATTTGTTCTCCCGCTTCAGCTAAAGTAATAATAGTTCCTTGTGCTGTTGGTTCTCCCGCCCATTGTGCGGCAGATGCTGCAATAATTTGATTATCTAAAACTTCTATAAATCCTTGATTTACAGTCATATCAAGATTTGCGCCGTCGATGTAACCTAATTGCATGGTTGGCGATGCATTGCCATCATATGATAATACTTTATTGTTAGTAGAATCATATCCATTAATTTGAGTTGAATAATTAAGATTTAATGTATTGCCAGCGTTGCCTTCTATTGTTAAATCTTGAACAATTGATACAGAACCTGATACTCCTAATCTAACATTCGGTGTATTTCCTACAGAATAACCAATACCAACATTATTACCATTTGATATAACCAGTTTATCAGTATTGCCACTGTTACCGAACCACATATTTGCACCAACGGCTTGATTTAAAAATACAACGTCGCCGGGGGCATATGATGTAAAT